TGATGGAATATTTGCAAAAATGTTGCCTATCACAGATGCTATGCAAAAAGAATTTTTGAAAATTATGGGTGTATCAGCAATTGATGAAGAAAACTGTACAGAAGCGGCAAAGATCTTAGGCGATGACATTGTAGGTTTTGGTGTCGATGAAGGCGAAAAACCAGACGGTCCGCAAGTGATCGATATAAGTCCAAAAGGTCAGGGTGATGAACTAAAAGGTAAACAAGAAACACCATTAGATGAATTTGTGAAGAGCATGTACGATTACACTCAAAATGCTTTTCCAAAGGGCGAAACAGCAGTATTAACAGCCGTACAAAAGAAATACGGTGATGAAGCTGTTCGCGATGCTCAGCAAGTAATACAGGAATTACTGATGGGTAATGACGAGGAAATGGCTAGAATTCAGCAACTTGCTGGATTAAGATAACCAAAACTCAGAAAAAAGTCAAAAAAGAACTTGACTTTATAAATATTATCGTGTAGTATGTATAACATGTGCTACGCGATTAGGCACAATACAAAGGCTAATTTAAAGGAGGCTTATTATGGCAACATTAGCAGAAATCAGAGCTAAACTGAAAGAACAAGAATCACGCACAGGTGGTTCTCAAAGCTCCGGCGGGGACAACGCAATTTTTCCATTCTGGAATATGAAAGAAGGCGAAAGCTCAACGCTTCGTTTCCTTCCTGATGGTGACGAATCCAACACATTTTTCTGGAAAGAACGTTTGATGATTAAACTGCCTTTCGCAGGTGTAAAGGGTGAGACAGACTCTCGTCCAGTACAAGTACAAGTTCCTTGTATGGAAATGTACGGTGATAGCTGTGAAATTCTAAACGAAGTTCGTGGCTGGTTTAAAGATTCAAGTCTTGAAGACATGGGTCGTAAATATTGGAAGAAGCGTAGTTACATCTTCCAAGGTTTCGTAACTGAGAATGCTCTTGGTGAGGATTCTACTCCAGAAAATCCAATTAGACGTTTTATAATTGGTCCACAAATTTTCCAAATTATCAAGCAGGCTCTTATGGATCCTGATATGGAAGAACTGCCAACAGATTACACTGCTGGTGTAGACTTCCGTCTTAACAAAACTACTAAAGGCGGATATGCGGATTACTCAACTTCAAGTTGGGCAAGACGTGAGCGTCCATTAGGTGACGCAGAGATGAAAGCCGTTGAAACAAATGGCTTGTTCAATCTCAATGACTTCCTTCCTAAGAAGCCAGGTGAAGTAGAGGTTAAAGTGATGAAAGAAATGTTCGAAGCAAGTGTCGACGGTGAAGCGTATGACATGGATAAATTCGGACAATATTTCCGTCCAGCTGGAATGGCGGCAAGAACAGGTGATCCTGTGACTCGGAGTAATTTTTCCCCAAAGGTAGAAGCCGCTCCTGAGCCAAAGGTAGAATCGGCACCTGCTCCAGAAGCGCCAAAGGCAGAAGAACCAACGCCGGCAACTAGTGGCAAGGCAGAAGACATCCTTTCCATGATCCGTGCTAGACAGCAAAACTAAAAATATATAGTAGTGGGGAGTAATCCCCACTAGGCTTTATAAAGGAGAAACTATGGCAAAGGCATTTGACCCAAGCAAATTTAGAACGGCACTTACAAAATCTATTACAGGCATGAGTGCTGGTTTCAATGATCCAACAGATTGGATCTCAACAGGAAACTATGCGTTAAACTATTTGGTTAGCGGCGACTTTCATAAAGGTGTTCCGCTAGGCAAGGTAACTGTATTCGCAGGTGAATCCGGTTCAGGAAAAAGTTATTTCTGTGCTGGTAACATTGTGAAAGCGGCACAACAACAAGGCATTTTTGTAGTATTAATAGACTCAGAAAATGCTTTAGATGAAGATTGGTTACAAAGACTAGACGTAGACACAGGAGAAGATAAACTTCTTAAATTGAATATGTCTATGATCGACGATGTAGCAAAAACTATATCAACATTTATCACAGACTACAAAGCAATGGCTGAAGAAGATCGGCCTAAGGTTTTGTTTGTGATTGATTCACTTGGTATGTTATTGACTCCAACAGATGTAGATCAGTTTAACAAAGGTGACATGAAAGGTGATATGGGTAGAAAGCCTAAGGCACTGACAGCACTTGTAAGAAACTCTGTAAACATGTTTGGTAGTCATAACGTAGGACTTGTAGCAACTAACCATACATACGCATCGCAAGATATGTTTGATCCAGATGATAAAATATCAGGTGGACAAGGATTTATCTACGCATCTTCTATCGTTGTAGCAATGAAAAAACTAAAGCTGAAAGAAGATGAAGATGGTAACAAAGTATCTGATGTAAGAGGTATTAGAGCTGGTTGTAAGGTAATGAAAACTAGATATGCTAAACCTTTTGAAGGTGTACAGGTTAAGATTCCATATGAAACTGGAATGAATCCTTACAGTGGACTTGTTGACTTATTTGAAAAACAAGGCCTACTTGTCAAAGATGGTAATCGTCTAAAGTATATCGATTCTAAAGGTGAAGAACACAAAGAATATCGCAAGAATTGGAACGGTAAAATGTTAGACATGGTTATGTCGGATTCATTGATAGAAAAAACTTCTGAGGTAAATATCAAGGTTGAAGAACCGGTAGAAACAGAACAGGAGTAATCATGGAATCAAGTATGATAGTAGACATCTGGAATACTTTTAAGGACAGTCTTGACAAAAAACATGTTGAAACGGTAGCAGAAAAATACGTAGACGTGTGTGCTGACTTTGGCACAGATGATTCTGCTTTTAGAGATGCTATGGGTAGCTGTGACTTTCTTGATGCGGCTATAAGTTATTATATGGACATGGACGAAGATCAAGACTATGACGATTCAGATGACGGTTGGGATGAATAATGGGATATTACTCTGAAGTATCTAGAGACATAAACAAAATTCCCAACGCTATCCAGCACTTTGAAGATGAACTTGTCGCGGCTCGCCAAGAGGTAAAACTTAAAGGCAACGTAGAACGTGCCGCGGCAGAACTTCCTGGAATAGTTGAACAAAGATTTAATCAGCTACAAGAAATTGAAGCAATATTGAATTACTTGAATATCGAATTGCGTAGACTACGTAGTTCGTTTTTTAAAAAGTATCTTGAAAATTATCAAAGAGCTTTGTCTAGCAGAGATGTTGAAAAGTATGTTGACGGCGAAGCTGACGTGGTTGACTATGAAAAAATTATAAACGAATTTGCTCTTCTAAGAAATAAATGGCTTGGTTTACTTAAAGGACTTGACCAAAAACAGTGGCAGATCACTAATGTAGTCAAGTTAAGAGTAGCAGGCATGGAAGATGCTTCACTATAAGTTTCAAGTTCCCGAAAATAGCAAAAAACTTAGAGGACAACTTTTTACATTTCTTTACGCAAACTGTGATGTGAAGACAATCACAAAATCAGCAGAAATAGAAAAAAATAGAATATTAGCATTTAGTCACCCTTTCGATGATTGGGTTTTTGATGCTATAACAAAAGATAAAGACATCAATTTTTTCCATTTAGATAATGGATACATAGGTAATAAATTACATAAACGTCCTATGTATTATAGAGTTTCCTATAATTCTTTACAAAATATAAAAGTAAAACCACATAAATCTAGTAGAAAACATCTACTAGAAATAGATAATGATCTATGGGCAGATTGGGATAGCGGAGGAGATTATAATCTACTGGTTATGCCTAATCAAAGTAACATATTCAAATACATGGGACAAGATTACACCATCTGGAGAGACAAAACTATTAAATACTATGAAGGACAAGGTCCTTTGGTAGTAAGAGAAAAAATAGGAAAAAGAAAGCAAAGGTGGCAGGAAATTGTTCCTATGATGAAAAAAGCAAAAAAGATTATTACATATCACAGCATGGCCGCGGTCGAAGCATTATGCTTAGGAAAGCCTATAGAAATACTAGGACAAAGTGTTGTTCAACATTGGCGAAATCAATTTGGATTTGATAGAGGGGAAATGCTAGAACACATAGCATGGAGTCAGTTTAGTAGAGAAGAATACGAGGACGGCACTGCTTGGCGTTGTACATTTGATTATCAGGTTGAACAATGAGTTATATTACACTTGATGGCTGGCAAACAGTCAAAAATGATATTTGTTTGAAAAGTGCCAAAAAGCAAGGTGGCGGCCAAATAGAAGAATATCAAAACTTAGAACTACAAACAGCAATATCGTACTGTGCTAAATTGCGTATAGCAATAGACATAGGTGCTCATGTTGGTATCACATCATACAGATTAGCACAATCATTTGAACATGTACATGCTTATGAAGTAAACACTCAATTACTACCCTGTATCCATCATAATCTAAATATGAAAAAGATTTACAATGTAACAACACATCCTGTGGGATTAGGTGATACAGAAAAAGACGTTGATATAAAAACAACAAATAAAAGTTTTGGCACACATATTGATCCAGATAAAACAAAAGGCAAATATAAAATAAAAACATTAGATTCATTTGGATTACAGTTTGTAGACTTTATAAAAATAGACGCTGAAGGATACGAACCATTAGTTGCCATAGGCGCATCGAAAACTATTGAAGAACACAAACCTGTAATCTTATATGAAAGAAAAAATCATCCAAAACGTTATGGCTTTCATAAGGATAGCATAAAAGATATTTTATATCCTTTAGGATATAGAATTGTAAGAAAAATAGGCAAAGGAGAAAAGAATGCTGTGCTTGCCTATAGACCGGGGATTGCCTAATGTTTGAATTGCCTAAGATACAAGGAACACCTATACCAAGAAAAGCAGAAGATGTAATCTTTTTTAGTTGCGATTATGATTACTTTGATAGACACGGATATGCTCTAGCACAAAGTATCGTAAGAACCGTAGGTTGGATACATGTACATTGTCATATAATAAATGAAGGCAATATGAAATTAGAGCTGTTAAATGATTTAACAAAATATCCATTTACATTTACGTTCGAAAATATAGGACCTACATTTTATAAAGATTTAGAAAAGAATAATAAAAGAATGAAAGAAGGACGTCATATATTTAAGACAGATGATTTGGACTTTATCGCTAGAAGAACTTATCTAGCAAGTTGTAGATTCATGCGTCTAAAAGATTTATTTGATAATGAATTACAACATATTTTTCAATTAGATTGCGACACTATTTTACGTAACGGATTTCATCAAACACATTTCAGAGAACTAGCAAGAGATGTAAGAGTAATGCCTAAGCCAAAAGATCCTGCTGTGTTTATAGCAAGTGCGTTAACACTAGGTTTAGGAGAAACAGGTGTAAAATTTAGAAAACTGTTTAGTGATAACATGATTCAAGCATTTCAAAAGCCTATATATTGGTATGTTGATCAAGATGTGCTAAAAAATACAATGGCACAATGGAAAAACATGGGTAACACATATGAACACATTCCTTACACATGGAACGCATGGGGTCAAAAACGACACGATATTTTTTCCACAGGCAAAGGAGATAAGAAAAACGACAAAAGATTCAAAGCGGCTCAACTTAATTGGCTACCTGAACATTGGAAAAAACAAGTTCGAAGAGAGGTTTTGGATTTACCAGAATGACACAAGGTTACCTAATATATCTACCCGACTACAAAGATAGTGTTGCCATGGCTTTACGAGCAATGGAAAGTGCTAAAAAACATCGTTGGAAAGTACAACTATACGAAGGCGTAAATGGTACAAATGTTAGGTTGGAAGATTACAACTTACGCTCGTCATTGGTTAATAAAAAGTGTCAGCGATTGCTAGAACGTCCCGGCACACAAGGTTGCTTCCTAAGTCAATATCTGTTATGGGAAAAGTGTTTTGTTTCAAAGACTCCTATGTGTATATTTGAACACGATGTCATTTTTAAAAGACCCATGGGAGAAATAGAAGACTGTGATGTATACAAGTTTGAAGGATTTAACAAAGCTAAACCTATAGCACCAGGTAATTGGTATGAGGGTGCTAGAGCATATCATATAACACCAGACGGTGCTAGAAAACTACTAGACTGGGTATTTGCTAATGGAGCCATGCCAGCAGACTGGATGCTGTGTGATGGTATTGTAGATATGAAATTTGA